CGCGCTAGTCCATGGTTACGGGAAACTCGGTATTTACTTCCACGTAATGAAGGCGATTTTGATTCTTATATTGATTTTACTCTTGATCCTGTAGCAGATATTGTTAAAGATATTCATCTTTTAATTCAATTGCCGAGTTGGCTTCCACCCAGTATAGCCGCCATTAATGGGACTTCTGTAATTCGGGATTTAAGTGGAAATTCATATGGATATACGAATCATGTAGGATATTATTGTATTCAGAAAGTCCAACTTTTTCAAAATCAGCTCATGCTCTATGAAGATTTCGGTGAAACAATGTGGTTACGAACACAATCAAAATCTACGAATGGTAAGATTACTGTAGTAAATTCTCTAACAGGAGGGCACGATGGATCTATCCTTGAAATTCAACGAAATGCTACACCCGGTCAATTAGAAGTTAAACTTAATCTTCCGTTTGATTCTCTTCCAAAAGATTTTGGTATTCCTATTAGTGCTATAAGTCCATTTTCATTGAAAATCCGGATTTATATTAATAAGTTTTCACAGATAATGGAATCTTCTTCAGGTGAACTAGCACCTAATGTTTTTGAACGAGCAATGACCGTCCAAAGTACTCTGGGGGGAATTCCAGCGCGTTTTGTAACAAAAAAGAAAAGTGAATTGGGCCGACCCAATTTTCAACTACGTGTCCAATATGTCTATGTGGATTCAGTCTGTCAGAAACTTCTACGAGAAAAAACATGGAAAGTTCCATTCTTGCGATGTATTTCAAATCAATTTACACTAGAAGATAATATTTGGAAAATTGGTGTGCCGCCGACTCTGCGTAAAGTACTTGAAGTCTATGGGTCCATTCAACGAATCCGAATATTATTTCAATCAGCAGCATCTATGCGTGCTGGACAAGCATGGAAATATACGCCTTCTGCTGGTACTAACTGGTTTACATCGTTGACCTTTTTTATTCACGGCCAAGATCGTCTAGGCGTATGGGAATCTGATGTATTTGAAAAAGTAACATCATATTGCCATGATGTTGGAAAGAGTGTATCGGGTGTTTATTTATTAGATACAGGGGCGGAAGATTTGGATATTCCTGCAGGAACACTTAATTTAACACAGGCTGAAAAGCCCGAATTACAAATCCTCTTAGTTGATCTGGAGAATGATCCCCGAACAGGAGATAAAAAAACATTTTTGAGAGTTTATGCGGATATTTGGGATTTGCTGGAACTTTCTGGTCAATGGATTAAACTATCTTACTCGTAGTTAAGTTCATGCGGGTCTGAAACTTCCGTTACTACATTATCGTCAGGCTCAATGATATCAATGGCAGACTTGTGGATTGTTGTAACATGTGAAATAGTCTGAAACTTATCGGTCGGCTGAACCCGCTTACGACGAATATGGACAACAGTATCTGAATCATCAAAACCTTCATCATACTCCTGCTCTTCCTGTAGAGGTGCTGTCTGAGGACGCGATGACTTGAAACGAAGTGGGATATTCATAGGGAATACGTCTGCGGTATATGCCTTTGCTCTTGCTGCGACCACGGCCTTCTCCTTATCTAGACCCTTAATTGCGGCATTCTTGTAAGGAGACGGTTTTGACTGAAACTCAGTTGTATTTCGCGTTTCAACTACAGGATTAGCGCGGACCTGCTCAACTTCATTACGAAGACGGGATGAGAAGACTGACCCCTTAGCATACACAGGCTCGGTAGTCCTATGTGCTGTTAGGCCAGATGTGAACTGACGCTTGGAATACACTTCATTTGTACGAACTGATTCAATAAAATCAGGCGATTTCTCTACCTGTGGTGCAGGTGTCACCTTATTACTCGTACGCTTTCCTACTGTTGTCCACTGGCCTTCCATTACAAATTTCTTAGTTCAACGGGGGTATGCTTTTTATCCGAGGGGTGGCATGTTCAAATTTTTTAGTTTTACTTGAAAATTTGAGTTATGTACTAGCAGTTAATTTAAGAATAGATAAATGAATCTTGATCGCATGAAATGGTATGGTAAAGAGCATTTGAATCCGGAACGCACTAAGAAACTAGTAGTTGCTTGGCAGGCTCCACCCGGAAATTCGGCTGCTTATTACTATATGAAGTTTCCGCATCTAGAGCCGTTTTGGCTTCCGGATGATCATCATATTGTAGGCTATAAAGAGGCTTTGTATCCGAAGGATAGAGATTATAGGACATTTAAATCACAGCCACCTGAAATTAAGTCTAAACATCAGGTGGAATGGGAAGATGGTTATGGTCCTTGTAACGTTTGCGGTGTGTGCTTGAAAGCTAAGGACGACAATAATGAAATGCGTGCTGATTATTACCGGCGGCTGGAAGCTTGGAAAATTAATGGAACTCCTATGTGATTATAGCCCTCCACGGAGACGGAGAACAAGGTGGAGCGTGGACTCCTTTTGGATGTTGTAATCGCTGAGTGTGCGGCCATCCTCTAATTGCTTTCCAGCAAAAATAAGACGCTGCTGGTCAGGAGGGATACCCTCCTTATCTTGAATCTTCTGCTTCACGTTCTCAATGCTGTCTGACGGCTCTACATCCAGTGTGATTGTCTTGCCAGTAAGTGTCTTAACAAAAATCTGCATTGTTGTTTCTAGTCTACTTTAAGATATTTCCTTTAGACGCTATTCTTTTGAATTTTTTTATTTTAAGATGGGTCCTCATCCACTGCTTCCTGCGGTTCGGGTAGTAGAGGCTGAGGAGGAGGCTCCGGCTGTCGTGAAATACTATCTTCCAGCAGAAGTGTTGCTAGAATCTCGTGGGCGTCCTCCATCTTATGGCGCTGAGCCAAGCGCATCCGCCGGTCCATATTCAGCTTGTCCTCAAAGTTGAAGACGAGGGAATAGACGCTGACCTGGTTCTGTTGACCAATACGATGAGCGCGTCCAATCGCCTGCTGGATCACTGCTGGATTCCAGTGCTGCGTATAGAGAACGACACGTGTACAGAATTGGAGATTCAGACCAGCTCCACCCGCTACCCATTGGACTACGAAGGCCACAGAGGGGTTTCCTCCAAGAACAAGATCTTTTGCTTCAGCGATAGAATCCTGCCTCTGCTGGAAACCCACTGAGCCATTAAGAATAAAGACTGTATATCCTTGTTCACGGAATGTATCGGCTACCACACGAATCTCATCGGTGAATGTGCAGAAGGCGATTGTCGGTTCTTTTGGCGTGGTAAAGAGAAGATTGGACAAAGCGTGTGTCTTTCCTGACGGAATACCCAGCCATTCCTCCCTTGGAATAATAAGTCCCTTCTTATGCTTAATAGAGTTGAAATAGACATACGGATGTGCCATCGCTTGGTTCATCCGCATGAAGAGTTCCAAAATCATAAAGGGCGGAGTCGGATGGGCTCTAGCAAAGATAATTCGGCCAATTAGCTTAGCCAAGAGCTTACGTTCGGGAATGGATTCTGCCTTACAGACGATGACTTCCTTCTTGTACGGAGGAGGGATACCGGGAAATCCTTGGACTCGGAGGTCCGCATAGGTTCGGCGTAGAAGGCATGTGCGCACGAGGGTAGGGATAGATTGATTGGTAGAACCGAGGAAAAGGAACAGATTCTCCATATCCTCTTCGCTGTTCTGAAAAGGTGTTCCTGTTAGAAGCCAGCGCACTTGTACATTTAATCGCATGAGGGCCACAAAGCGGCGTGTCTTGAGCCCGTTGCGAATATTCTGTGCCTCATCACAAACCACACGCTGGAAAGTTGTTTCATCTAGCAGTCCATACTTACAGCCATTTACGAAACGGTCGTAACTAATGAGAAAGACATACTTTCCTGTAGTCTTAGGATCACTATGTTGAGACCAACGAGAACTGCTTGTCTTCTTATGATATATCCCGATACTGGCCTGCTGGAGGGCTGTTGACCAAGTTTCTAGTAGAGAAGCGGGGACAATTAAGAGTGTTTTCTTGAGGGAACTGTTGAGGAGCAGACCGATAAGCTGCCATGTCTTTCCTAGACCCATATCATCGGCCAAAATGCCTCCTTGGAAGGGGACAGCATCAGCTGCTTCTCTGCTGAGAAGCCATTTCACGCCTTCCTCTTGATGTGGGAGGTAGGCAAATCCCTCATACGGAATTTTCAGAGCCATTTCTTTCTTACGTTGATGTCTTATGAAGGTGCACGCCTTTTGTAGCTGGTTGTGCCATTTCAATTTTTTTACTTATTTTTGCGGGTCTTTCTGCGATTACGATGACGCCGACTCTTTCGGGCTCTTTCACGAGGAACAAGAGAAACTTTTGCCATAGTATAAATCTGTTCTATCGTGTTTGTCATTTTGGGTTCACGCATTAATATTTGTGATTCTGTGATTAATTTAGAAAGATTCTGATAATGACTAAGTCCAACATCCATTATGACTAAAACAACATGTTTTGAGGGGTCAGGATTAGCATTTCTACTTTGAACAAATGCTTCTATTTTACGTATATTTCTGATATCTATTGCTTTTCTAATTAATCCTCTATATCTTAGATTTACAGTCGTTCTACTCTTAGTAGGAGTTGCTGATTTACTTGCTACCTGTAAATCAGTTATCATTTGTCTAAAATCAAAAAGTGTATTGTCTTTTCCTGCAAAATGTGTCGCAAGATCTTCTAATAAAAGTTCTATACTTGGCTCATAATTGGCATCTCTTTCTCCTCCTCTAAAGACATCAATCCATGCCGTATTAATTCTACTTAGGATTTGTACCGGATAAACTTGCTGCATCTTATATAACTGGAGCATGAACTTTTGTAAGTAGTTTTCAGTTGCTGGTTCACCATCTATTTGTTTAAAAATATACGCAGGATTTTGTATTTTAGAATCTCTAAAACCGTCTAATTCTCTTTCAAATATATTTAAAAAGGCTAATGCCATCTTAAATTCCTTGAAAGTTTCTATATCCGGGTGTGTATCTTTTTGTTCTATCATTGAAATTGTGGAATTTTTTCCATGTAATTTATTAAAAAAATCATTAATTTCTTCACCTTCTGAAAAATTTAATACTTGTGCACGATTTATCTGACCCAATGTATCATTAAAAAATGGAATTAGACTTAAATTAATTGCTACTCCTCCTTTACTATGTTCTTCGGGTAATACTATCACTGGAATACGCGAACCAGCAGACATCTATACTTAATTTAGAATAAATCTTCATCTTCAGGAAGAGTACCTAGAATCACATTTACCTTGGGCTTATTCTTCTCATGCTGGTAGGAAAGCCAATCATCCCAAGTCCAATAATCATTATCACGGAGATCACACCACTCTAGCATATCATTGTGATGCTTAATAACTTCAGTAAGGCGGTCAACTTCCTGCTCATCCTCGTGTGTCCAAGCCGCCTTGCGGACATACTTATGAAGCTCAAACTGACGGCGCCCTAGCATTTCGCGCCAATAATGTGCAGGAAGATTACTATCCATTTCTATTTAATTTACTGGCTGCACTTTGCCTGCTGCGGGCTGGGGGGGTCAATTTTTTTTGCGGAGTACAAAAATATTCTTATATATAAATGCTTTGCTGTTGCTGGAAAAAGACTGTAGAAAAGAAAACAATAACCAAACCTCTTCTAGCGGAATCTAAAACATATAGCGGTGAACCCAAAATAGTAGAACCTAAAATAGTAGCTCCCAAGATAATAGAACGAAAATTAACTGGATTTGAACCTGCTCCTTTGCCTGCTCCTAAAGCTGAGCCTATACTCGTAAAACCTGAGCCTGTGCCGGAACCCGAGTCTTTGCCTGAGCCCGATTCTGAACCTGTGGAAGAGCCTAAGATTTCTGAGCCTATTACAATTCCTTCTAAACATATAATACAGCCAGCCATCCCTCAAGAACAAATTCCCGCAACATTTGTTGAAAAAAATGATTTTTTACCAAGAAATGAGAAGAAACGTTCTAAATCCGGCAGACGTTAGGCAGAGCACATTACGCACTCCTCTTCCTTCTTTGCGGGCTGAGCAATCTGCTGAACAGGCTCTACCGTAAACTGCTGGGCCTTGACAACTGACTTGGTCCGTAGATAATAGATGCCTGTCTTCAGACCCTGCTGCCATGCGTAGACATGCATTGAGGTAAGCTTGCGGAAATCGGGGTCAGCTACATAGAGATTGAGGGACTGACTCTGGCAGACATAAGCACCCCGCTGTGCTGCCATATCAATAAGGGTCTTCTGCTTCATTTCCCATACTGTCTTGTAGAGCGCCTGTATGTCCACGGGAATATCTGCGATGCCCTGTACAGACCCTCCATTTCCAATAATCTTGTTCTTTAGTTCGGGGGACCAAAGACCAAGTTGAAGGAGGTCGCCAATCAGATATTTGTTAACCAAGATGAATTCACCTGCTAGAGTTCGGCGGGTATAGATGTTGCTGGTAAAAGGCTCAATACACTCATTGTATCCAAGAATCTGGCTGGTAGAAGCAGTGGGCATCGGTGCTACTAGCAGTGAATTCCTCAGACCGTGCTGCTGGATATCCCGCTTGAGTTGTGCCCAATCTAGATCCACATCGTTGATCGGGTCAACCTGCCACAGGTCAAACTGAAGCTGGCCAAGGGAAGCAGGAGAACCCTTGAACGTCTCGTAGGGGCCCTCCTCCTTGGCAATCAACATGGACTGCTGGAGGGCCGCATAATACATATGGGCGAAAATCTGCTTATTAAGAGTGTATGCCTCGGGGGTTTCCCAGTTGAGTTTGAGAAGAGCAAATACATCTGCTAGTCCCTGTACACCAAGACCAATCGGTCTATGCCGCATGTTGGACTTGAGGGTCTCCGGAGTGGGGTAGAAATTCACATCAATCACCCTGTTAAGATTAGTCGTGGCAAGAGCAACTGTTTTACGGAATGCGGCAAAATCAAATTTGCCATTTGTGATAAATGCCGGTAGCGCCATGGACGCCAGATTACAGACTGCTGTCTCATCGGGTGCTGAATACTCAATGATTTCCGAGCAGAGATTGGATGACTTAATAACACCCAGATTCTTCTGGTTGCTCTTGCGATTACAGGCATCCTTATAGACTAGATAAGGTGTGCCTGTCTCAATCTGTGACTCAAGAATCTCAAACCACAACTTCTGCGCCTTAATCGTCTTCCTTCCTTTGTTCTCGGATTCATATCGCTCATACAAAGCCTTAAACTCTTCGCCATAGCAGTCAGAAAGACCCGGTGCCTCAGCAGGGCAGAAAAGCGTCCAATCGCCATTTGCCACAACACGCTCCATGAATAGGTCGGGAACCCAAAGGGCGTAGAAGAGGTCGCGGGCCTTCTCATCTTCAGAGCCGGTGTTCATCTTCATACGGATAAAGTCGCCAATGTCTGCGTGCCACGGCTCAAGATAGATGGCAAATGAACCATTACGCTTTCCACCTCCT